ATTCCACCAAATCTTTCTGGTGAGAAGCCATGTCGCTGCGGAGATCTTTCAGGATGTATTGGATCAATTTCCAGAGCAAAAATCCCATCGCGACGGCGGTAGCGGCTGGTATGCCAATGGCTTCCACCAGCTTGGTGAGTTGCGCGACTGTCATCACGGATCATCGGAACAACAGTGCCACCAGCAGCGCAATCGTGAACGTAGCGGACGAAATAAGGATTCTTTCTAATCGAGCCAAGCGGGCATTCTGCGCCTTTCCCTCCATCGAACACGAGGCGGTATGCTTGGTCACCACCAGCAGAAGATCATCGATTCGGATATGCGCGGATTCAGAATCGCGCTTGGAGGAATCATCTGCCATGTTGTTCGGGCCTTATCGGAACTGTCTGTACTACCATCTCAGCCTCTACTCCGAACGCTACAATGCAAGAGATCGCCCCTGGATTTGTCGCTATTATCGACCATTTATTCGTAGTCGGATGCACCATCAGCATTACCAAATTCCCGCTGGATATGCCTCGCCATCTCAATTGTTCTCCCTGAGATTGCAGTGCGGTGATCAAATATTTCGACGGCATGCATTGCATCGCAGCGGTTGCCGGAGGCACAAGCATTGCCCCTAAGAAGCAGCAGAGGCTGGCGGCAAGATAGCGCCACTTTATTAAGTTTTGCTTAGCCAATTGATATCTAGCTAGACTGAGAAGCCTCATAAGCAGCAACGACTTCCGCCGTCCACGCTGCTCCTGCAATCGCCTGAATAACCGCAGACTCACCGGAAACGTCATCGCCTGGAGTTAAGACGCGCCGATGCCAGTTGCCGCGACTTTCGATCTGATTATTCGCGTCATCAATAATCTGATCGTCTTCACGAATTTGGATATGCGAGTACTCTCCGACGATCTCGATTTTATCGGTCACTCTCCGCTTTACTAATGCCATATCTCTTTGTCTCCTTCTAAACGTAATAGGTGCCCTCGAACCAAAAACTCTTCACGCCGCTACCCAACTGTGTGTTAGTAAAATTATTTATTAGAGCAAGTTTGCTTGTTGGCAAAATGTATGCGCTGATCGTCGTCGCGCCAGAATTGACAAACCATGCCAAATTGGAGCTATCAACGTAATCGGGGCCGACATAAGATATCGGATGAGTCGATGAAGAGGAGGGCGTGAAAGGAAGCCCCGTAACTTTGACTGCTCCAGTTCCAGAAAAGGAGGACACCATATTGGCAGTAACATGGACTTGCACGACTCTGCCAATTTTTGTGTAAAATCCATATGCGTCCTCCGTATTGTCTGTAGTACTAATGAGAATAGCCGGAGTGAAAGTTCCTTCTTCATAGTCATCTAGGAGATTTGCTGCCGTAGCAGCGGTTACGCCCAGATAAACGCCCTTACTTGCAGTTCCAAATAAAATATTTCCTGATGAAACTTCAACATCCGTAGCACCGGTAGCGACGTTAACTACTGTCGTATCAGCGTCATTAGTAGATCCCTGCCCAGCTAGGATCAGGCCCTCAGAAGCCGTATAGCCAATTGCTGCATTGTCCCCGGCAGCCGTATCTCCATCGGCATTCAAAGTGGCCGCTGTTAAATCACCAACAACGTCAACAGCACCACTCGATCCAATAGTTAATCGTTCTGTTCCAGCAGTATCGAAGCGAATGGTATCGTCGTCGTCACCACCCTCTTCTACCTGTATCTGCGTATCACCGTCTTGATCTGCAATTTTAACGGAGGATATGGCGCTGCGAACAATAGCGCCAGAGCCGCCCCCATCTGCATATATCCAGGCCGTCTCTCCGTTTTGGATAGTGGCATTAGCCCCAGTCCCCTGCGAAAAAATAGCATTACGATTAGCTGACAAATTGTTATAGACAAGATAGGCCTTGTCCTGATCGTTTGGCGAGAGAGTGATCGTGTTGTCACTGCCAAGATCACCACCATCCCCAAGCACCAACACACGATACATACCGTCAGTAAGTGCTCCATCCGTAGTGGTGAGGGTAGTTGTCGATCCGGTTAACGTAAGAGCCCCGACGCCACTTATGGCGCGGTCGATAATGTCCATGTTGGTATTGACAGTACCACCCCAAGTACCAGACTGATCGCCGGTTGCAGGCTTTTCAACACCCTGATTTGCAGTATATGTGCTTACCATTTCACACCTTTATCATGCAGCCATTTCTGTCCAATTTGGCGTTTGTGCATCATCAACAGACGACCAACTTGGCGTCTGACCATCATTAATAAACCACCAATCTATAGTCCCCACCGATGCAGTGGCGGCAATTCCGGTAACCACCGTCCCAATTTCCGTTACAACAGAGCCGACAGCGCCAGTTGCCGCAATCCCTGTTACGAGATAAGTCGTTTCTATTACGACAGAGCCGACCGACCCGGTCGCAGCAATCCCCGTTACAAGATAGGCCGTTTCGATCACAACCGATCCAACGGCACCTGTCGCAGCAATCCCCGTTACGGAATAAGCCGTTTCTGTTACAACAGAGCCGACAGCGCCCGTTGCCGCAATGCCGGTAACTGAAACTACGGTTGCGTCTGGCTCCCCCCATGGGCCAGAACCATATGTAGATCGGCCAAAGCCAGCCATATTAAACTATCCTATGCAATCCGTATGATCGCGTCCGTTGCGTCTGCGGTCGGGAACTGAACCGTAAAAGTGCCAACAGAAACCGTCTTGTCGCCACCAAAGTCCAGAACGATGATCGCCGGATTGGTCAGGGAAATAGAGGTCGTGTTCGGCGCTGTATTATAGACCAACGCGCCCCGCGCCGTGAAAGATGCCGTCGCCCATGTTGCATCGGCAAAATCAACGTAGGCCGTCGTCCCGCTCGTTGTCGGGTCAACCTTGGTCAAGGTAGCGCCCCCCGCCGTATATGCAGTGCCCGCCGTGTTGGTTGTCTCGTTTGACGTACTATAAGCAGTGGTTGTTGCACTAAGAGACGCCGTGCTGGCAAATAGCGCAATCTTCATGGCATCACCCGAAGACAGATCGAAATCATGCGCCCCCAATAAAAGCTCTTTCTTGAATGTCGTGGCCATCGCCTGGGTAATTGACATCTCTAATAACTCCTAAGTAATTCTGCCAGTTCCGGATAGCCGCCTCTGACAGCTATTTGGACACAAGTCTCTCTTTCTTCCCGCATCGCCTTTAAGACATAATCATGCACCACGGCCTCCAACTGAGCGCGGAAAGCTATGGCCTGTTCCTTCACTGCCGGTGCCGCATTCTTGCTGACCTGAATAATCTTATTACAGCAAAGCTGCGTGACCTGCTCCGCAGACAAGCCCCCGTTAGTGCTGGTAACAACAGTTGGCGAGCCAATATTTCCTTCTGCGGCAAACATCATCCCGGCCTATAGACAGGGTTACCGTTTCTGTAACCATCACGCCTGTCACTATATTCTCCGAGCATCTTCGCTTGCATAAGGGCTTCTTGGTAGCGGCCCAGATACATCTGCATGATGTCCTGCTCACCCTTCATAAAGGTATAAGCCTCCACCAAACAGCCATACAACAAAGCCTGTGGGATATTATCCCCAAGCCAAGTTGTTGTGTTGCTTGATGAAATCCCAGTCGGCTTGTACTTGTAATGAAGCTCCATCGTATACGCCGCGTCAGGCACGGGAGAGAGAATGAAGGTGCTGTCATCGAAATGGGCATAATGTTCGGGCTGCCCTGTCGTGTCCGTGTCGGGGTTCGCCTCCCGCATAAATGAAACATCCTTGGGCAGCAGATACGAATAAACATTGCCGCTGCTTATGAGCGCCAACGAATGGGAAGCCGTCGTCGTGCCGGTAGAGTTTTTGCGAAAATACGGAAGATCGACATCAAAGAGAATGCGAAGCTCCGCCTGATTGATGAACTCGTCCATCTGATCGACAAAGGATGTCTCGTTGTTTTCCGTGTAATCCTTGATCGCCTGTACCAGTGCGGAATAATTCATGGCGGTCCCCGCTAACCTATCGACACCGTGACAGTGCCAACCTCACCGGTTGCCTGCATGCTGGTCTGGGTGGAAAATCCGTACAGAGCCGAAAGGCCGTTGTTGTCGCCAACCGGGTTCCAGTTCCACGCGATCCTTCTCTGCGAAACCACGTTCGTATCGGTCCTGGTGAACGGCAGCGTCTGCGGATCATTGATCGGAAACTCACCGAGAAAATTCTGCGGCTGATCCTGATCAAGCATTGACAGGGAAACTCTTAATCCGGAATCCTTGCCGTCCACGACCTGTTGATAAAGGTCTCTCAGCTTGTAGGTAAGGCCACTGCGGTCACAAATCCCAAGAGCATATTTCCCGACCGTTCTGTTGGTCATGTCACAACCACCCGTAGCCGCCGGGAACAAGCTGTAGCGCCGCCTTCACCCTGTCTTCGTCAGCGGCATAGCCGAACTGCTCATCATAAACCGCCTTCAATAACTGAGTTCGCTGCACAGTTTCCGGATTTTTCATTGAAACATAATAGGCCAGCCCTGCGGTAAGAGCAGGAAGCCAGCGATCAGGGGCGTCATAAGTGTTGGTCCCGGCAGTGCCCGCATCCTGTATCCGCCTGATGCGCCAGTAAACCAGCGTATAGGTTTGCGCATCGTCGGGCACCGGCCACAATGTATACTGAGGACTTGTCGTCCTCTGGATGTAAATCTGTAAAGGCTTGCCCTTTTGCAGCTTGTTCGGCAACTGGGCGTAAGTCATCGGAGATATGCGCGTTACCGAGGTATCGGCCTGATTGTTGGTTTCCCCCGCATCCGTGCGGACCATCTGATCCAAGAAATCAATTGTTCCTGCCGGAAATTCATAAGTCGCCGTACCAGCAGTGATGGCCTGCGTGCCTTCCTCTATTGTCCACAGGTTCAGGCCGCGATTGATCCATTCAATGGACATCAGGTTGAGACTGCGCCTCGCCGTCTTCAGGTCGTAGCCGCTGCGCATCTCCACACCGGCACGCTCATAGGCTTCCTCGCAGATATCAACGATATCCAGAGTAAAGTCACTGGTGCCGGAAGTTGCCATCTAGGCATACCTCTTCTTCGTCTTTGTCGTCTTCTTCTTCTTCGTCTTCTTCGTCTTCACTTTCTTGCCAGTCTTCTCGGCATACTCTTTCGCCTTCTTTATTTCGTCCTTGGTATATCCGAATTTCACTTTCCCAACCGTGGGCATCACGCCCTCCTTCTGGCAGCTTTGCTGCCCTCTGACATCGCTATGGCCACAGCCTGCTTCCGATTCTTTACCTTCGGCCCCTTCTTGCTGCCGCTACGCAACTTGCCCTCCTTATACTCCGACATGACAGCGCGAACCTTGCGCTTGCCCTTAGCGCCCTTCAATTCTTTCCCGGTCTGTGCCCTGGAAACAGCCATTACCTAAATACCGGCCTTTGCGGCAAGCACCTTATCGACCTTTTCCTCAAGACGGTCGAACCTTTCCAGAATCCTGTCAAAGCTCATCTCTGCTTCCGGCTTGGTGACATAGGTCTTGGCAACTTCCTCCCTGGTATTGGAAATCTGTTGCCGGACATCAGCAATCGATTGAGACATGCCGCGAACCCACCAAAAGAACGACCCGACTATACCGGTCAGAATAATATTCCAGATCAGAGCGGACTGTTCCGGCATACGGAGACCCCTCAACAAGAATTTACCGGTCAATCGTAATACTTAACTGCCCGAATCATTATCTCGTATGCGTCTCCGCTTACCTCAGTCCCCAACGTGGACAAAAGAATGTCTCCATTGGGGTTTGTCCCATACATCTTTATTCCGCCCACGCTGCTGAAATCCTGGTATGTCCAGCCGGGATTCAAATTAAGCGCGACAACATCCGTATCTGCATCATACCAAAGCTGGACGCCGTCAAAGCCGTAGACCTGTGCCCAGACTTCCTGAATGCGAACCTCATTACAGGAATTGCCTCTTGAATCCGTAGTCAGCGCGGAAACATCGATCTTCCTGACCTTTGCTTCGCCCCCTGAATCGGAAAGATTGGTAAGCTGAACAACCAGTTGCCGCTCACCATCCTGAATTGTGGTTGTGCTTACCGCATCAGCCATGAGAATCTCCTATAAAGAAAGAGGGGGGCGAGAAGCCCCCCCGCTCTCATTTAGAACCAGCCTTCACCTTCCCTGCCAAAACAAGCGCCTTGTAGGCGGCGCTCCCTTCGGGGGGAAGCTCTTCTTTTTTAGAAGACTTCTTGGCCAAAACAGCAAAGTCTTTTTTAGGAACAGCCATAGATCACCTCTACACCTGATCGCTGTACTGAACCATGCCGTCGGTCTGCCTCTGGGCCGCCGTGAAGAGATAATCACAGTCAACCTTGTTGGCAGCGGCCTCACCGGTAACCCCAGCCAACCATACCGTAAGCT